ATGACTGCCGAAACAAACAAGCCGGAATTACGCGTGGAGGCTATGCCCTCGACATGGACAAAGCGCGGGCTGATATCGGGTGCAAGCTGGATCGGCTCCGCTGTTCCATCGGTTCAGGAGAAGTTCCTGAATGAGCTGGATGAGGGGGAGCTTCGTGCTCTCCCTTACTTATTCGACTTTTGGGCCATGCCGCATCAATTGCCCCCTGAGGGGGACTGGCGGGCGTGGGTCATCATGGGCGGGCGCGGGGCGGGCAAGACCCGTGCGGGCGCCGAATGGGTGCGCAGCGCCGTGGAGGGGGCGCGACCGCTCGATCCGGGGCGTGCGCGGCGCGTGGCACTGGTCGGGGAAACCATCGAGCAGGTGCGCGAGGTGATGATTTTTGGCGACAGCGGAATTTTGGCCTGTTCGCCTGCGGACCGTCGGCCTGATTGGGAGGCCTCGCGCAAGCGGCTTGTCTGGCCCAATGGCGCGGTGGCCACGGTGCATACGGCGCATGATCCAGAGGGTCTGCGCGGGCCGCAATTCGATGCGGCCTGGGTGGATGAGATTGCCAAGTGGAAAAAGGCGCAGGAGACCTGGGATATGCTGCAATTCGCGCTGCGTCTGGGGGCGTTGCCGCAGGTCTGTGTGACGACGACGCCGCGGAATGTGGGTGTGCTCAAGGCCCTGCTGGCCTCGCCCTCGACGGTGCTGACCCAAGCGCCAACGGAGGCGAACCGTGCAAACCTTGCCGGGTCGTTTCTGGAGGAGGTGCGCGCGCGGTATCGGGGCACGCGGCTGGGGCGGCAGGAGTTGGACGGGGTGTTGCTGGCGGATGCCGAGGGCGCGCTCTGGACCAGTGCGATGCTGGAGGGCGCGCTGGCTAGGGACTTGCCCGAGCTGGATCGGATTGTGGTGGCGGTTGACCCGGCGACCACCTCCGGCGCATCGGCCGATGAATGTGGGATTGTGGTGGCGGGCGTGCAGTGTAGCGGGCCGCCGCAGGATTGGCGCGCTTATGTGCTTGCCGATTGCACGGTGCGCGGGATGGGGCCGAGTGGCTGGGCGCGTGCGGCGATCGCGGCGATGGAGCAGTTTGGTGCGGACCGATTGGTGGCGGAGGTCAATCAGGGTGGTCAGATGGTGCAGGAGGTGATCCGGCAGGTCGATCCACTGGTGCCGTACAAAGGCGTGCATGCGAGCCGGGGGAAGGTTGCGCGGGCGGAGCCTGTGGCGGCGCTCTATGAACAGGGGCGGGTGTTTCATGTGGCCGGCATGCAGGATCTGGAGGATCAGATGTGCCGGATGACGCGGCGCGGCTATGAAGGCGGAGGCTCGCCGGACCGTGTGGATGCGCTTGTATGGGCGCTGCATGAGTTGATGATCGAGCCTGCGGCCAAGTGGCGGCAGCCGGGGGTTCGCTCGCTTTGATAGGGCGGTGGCGTTGGCCGATGTCGAATGGGATATGACAAAGGGTGCAAGGGGCAGGGTGTTGCAGATGAAAGGGGGGCTTTGGCCCTCCTTTTTTGTTGATGCGATGGGTGTTGCGCGGGCGGCGCGCGGTCTGGTCCGGCAGCGTTAATCCTTTGGTGAGAGATTGTTTCTCAGAGACGGCAAGGCAGCGGGTCTGCCACGGGATATCGGATTGGAGAGCATGGGTGTTTGATTTTCTAAAGCGCGGGACGGCGGAAGTGATCGAGGCAAAGGCGTCTGCGACCGGGCGTGTGGTGGGTGTGCAAACCTCTGGTCGCGTGGCGTGGAGCCCGCGCGACACGGTGTCCCTGACGAAGACTGGTTTTGCGGGCAATCCTGTTGGCTTCCGCTCGGTCAAGCTGATCGCCGAGGCGGCGGCGGCGCTGCCTTTGGTGTTGCAGGACGCAGCGCAGCGGTTTGATACGCATCCGGTGCTGGGCTTGATTGCGCGGCCCAACGGCGCGCAGGGGCGCGCGGAGCTGTTGGAGGCGCTTTATGCGCAGCTGCTTTTGTCGGGGAACGCCTATATCGAGGCGGTTGGCGAGGGTGAGGGCGTGCCGCTCGAGCTGCATGTGTTGCGCTCGGACCGGATGAGTGTCGTGCCGGGGGCTGATGGCTGGCCCGTGGCGTATGAGTATGCGGTGAGCGGGCGTAAGCATCGGTTTGACGCGACACAGGGCACGCCCATTTGCCATGCGCGCAACTTTCATCCGCAAGACGATCACTATGGCTTTAGCCCGATGCAGGCGGCGGCGACGGCGGTGGATGTGCACAACTCTGCCTCCCGCTGGAGCAAGGCGCTGCTCGATAATGCGGCGCGGCCCTCGGGGGCGATTATCTATAAGGGTGCGGATGGTCAGGGGGCGATGACCAATGACCAGTATGAGCGTCTGGTAAGTGAGATGGAGAGTCATCATCAGGGGGCCCGCAATGCGGGGCGGCCCATGCTGTTGGAAGGTGGGCTGGATTGGAAGCCGATGGGCTTTTCGCCCTCCGACATGGAGTTTCAGAAGACTAAAGAGGCGGCGGCGCGCGAGATTGCGCTGGCGTTTGGGGTGCCGCCAATGCTCATCGGGATCCAGGGCGATGCGACTTATGCGAATTATCAGGAGGCACACCGGGCGTTCTACCGTTTGACGGTGCTGCCCTTGGCGAGCCGGGTGACGGCGGTTCTGGCGCATTGGTTGTCGGGGTTTACCGGCGAGGCGGTCGAGCTGAAGCCCGATCTGGATCAGGTGCCTGCGTTGAGTGCCGAGCGCGATGCCCAATGGGCGCGGGTGGCCGGAGCAGATTTCCTGACGGAAGCGGAAAAGCGCAGCCTGTTGGGTCTGCCTGCGGTGGCTGCCGATGAGTGAGCTTCCGGTAGAGCGGTTTCAATGTGCGCCGGGGATGCGGCTTCAGGCGCATGAGCGGGTCACGGCGATCCATTTGCAGAACCTCGACAAGCGGCTGGACCGGATCGAGCAGATGATGGAGCGGCTTGAGCGGCGGCTGTGGCTGGCGGTCTACGGGGTGGCGGCGGTGGTACTGGCCAAGGCGGTGCAGACGTATCTGGACGTGGTTCCGCTGAGCTGAACGAATAACAGGAGAAGACCATGGATATGAGTGGAATTGACTTCGCGCGCGGCGCGGAGGGCGGGGAAGGTTTGTCTCCCTTTTGCGGCGGGCTGGAACGCAAGTTCATGCAGTTTGACGAGGTGGCAAAAGTCGAGGGTGGTGTCGAGATCAAGGGCTACGCCAGCTTTTTTGATGCGGTCGATCAAGGCAATGACGTGGTGCAGCGCGGGGCCTATGGCGCGGGCCTTATGGCGCTCAAAGCGGCGGGGCGTGGCGTCAAGATGCTGTGGCAGCATGATCCGGCGCAACCGATTGGCGTGTGGGACGAGGTGCGTGAGGATGCGCGCGGGCTGTTCGTGAAGGGTCGCATTTTACAGTCGGTGGAGAAGGGTCGCGAGGCGATCGCGCTCATCGAGGCGGGTGCGATTGACGGGCTCAGCATCGGATACCGTACGGTGAAGGCCACCAAGAATACCAAGGGCCAGCGGCTCTTGCAGGAACTGGAGCTTTGGGAGGTGTCGCTTGTGACCTTTCCGATGCTTCCCAGTGCGCGGGTTGGGGCGAAGGCGGACGGATTTGTGCGCCTTGGTGATGTCCTGCGCGAGATGGCGGGGGTTTTCGATGCGGCGAGCGCCGATATCCGCCCTTCGTCGAACCAACCAAAGGGGGACGCGACATGAGCGACACCGAAGGCTATGTCGGGGACCTTTCCCCGGCTGAGGATGTGCGACGGGCCGTGACCGGCTTTGTCAAGCAGTTCAAGGGCTTCCAAGCCGATATTGAGACGAAACTTCAACAAACAGAAGAGCGAATGACCATGCTGGATCGTAAAACTATGACTGCTGCGCGTACTCCTTTGGCGGGTGCCGTGGATGCGGGTGCGCCGCATCAGAAAGCCTTCAACGCCTATGTGCGTTCTGGTGATGATGACGGCCTGCGTGGTCTGCATCTGGAGGGCAAGGCGCTCTCGACGGCGGTGAACTCGGATGGTGGGTACCTTGTTGACCCGCAGACCTCAGATATCGTGAAATCCGTCCTCAACACCACCGCGTCAATACGTGCGATTGCGAGTGTGGTGAATGTCGAGGCGACGTCTTATGACGTGCTGGTGGATCATTCCGATGTGGGTGCTGGTTGGGCGACTGAGTCCTCCTCCGTCGGTGAGAGCGACACGCCACAGATCGACCGGATCACGGTACAGTTGCACGAACTGAGCGCGCTGCCCAAGGCGTCGCAGCGTCTGCTTGACGATGCGGCGTTCGACATCGAGGGCTGGCTTGCGGGCCGTATTGCTGACAAGTTCGCCCGCGCCGAGGCCTCCGCTTTCATCAACGGCGACGGGGTGGACAAGCCTAAGGGTATCCTTGCCCATGCGACGGTCGACAATGACGTTTGGGCCTGGGGCAACCTTGGCTATGTGCCCACGGGGTCAGCGGGAGAAGTGACGCCGGACGCTATTGTAGATGTGGTCTATGCGTTGGGCGCGCAATACCGTGCAAATGCCTCGTTTGTGATGAACTCCAAGACGGCGGGTTTTGTGCGTAAACTCAAGGACATGGATGGCCGTTTCTTGTGGTCCGACGGTCTGGCTGCGCGTGAGCCTGCACGTTTGATGGGCTACCCTGTGCTCATTGCCGAGGATATGCCGGATGCGGCCAATGACGCGACTGCGATTGCCTTTGGCGACTTTGCAGCGGGTTATACCATCGCGGAGCGTCCCGATCTGCGCATCCTGCGCGATCCTTTCAGCGCCAAGCCGCATGTGCTGTTTTATGCGACAAAGCGCGTGGGAGGCGATGTGAGCGATTTCGCCGCGATCAAGCTTCTGAAATTCGGCACTGCCTAACGGCAGCGTCGAAGCCGGAGCGGGACTTGTCTGCTCCGGTCCGGGCGTGCGCCCTGACTACCCCTTTGCATTGTCTAGCTGCTCCCCTCCGATCGAGCAATGCAGAGGTGGGGTGTGCGTCCGGGAGGGGGGTAGCCTGCCGGGGCGTGATTTTGACGGAAGTTTGAGAGAGGCTTTGGGATGTTGATAACGGAAACAAATGTGCCTGACGCGGCTCTGCCAGTTGGGGTGTTCAAGGCGCATCTGCGGATGGGCAGCGGATTTGCTGAGGAGACGTTGCAAGACGCCGTGCTGGGCAGCTTCCTGCGGGCGGCGATGGCTGCGATCGAGGCCCGCACGGGCAAGGCGTTGATCGAGCGTGAATTCACTCAGGTCGTCTCGCAATTCACGTCGGCATCGGCTGTGCCGTTGGCTGTGGCGCCGGTCACAGTGATCGCGGATGTGCAGGTCGTTGCACGGAATGGCGCGTCTCGGACGGTCGATGCGGCGGCTTACTGGCTGGAGCGCGACAGCGTGACGCCGCGTTTGCGGGCGACCGGTGCGGCGCTGCCGCACCCTGAGACGGGCGGCGAGCTGCGGGTGCGGTTCCTGGCAGGCTTCGGGCCGGAGTGGGACGATGTGCCGGCGGATCTGCGCCAGGCGGTTTTGATGCTGGCGACGCATTACTATGAGTATCGCCACGACACAGCTCTGGACGGCGGCTGTATGCCGTTTGGGGTTACATCGCTGATAGAGCGGTTCCGTTCGCTGCGACTTGGCCGCAGCGGAGTGCGGACATGAGCGTGCGACGGCTGGACCGGCAACTGGTGCTCGAAGCGCCCGATGTGCTGGGGGATGGGGCAGGCGGCTTTGTCACGGGATGGGTGCCGTTGGGGGTGCTTTGGGCGCAGGTGAGCCCGCGCAGCGGCCGCGAGACCGCGCAGAGCGGCGCACCGGTCAGCCGGATGGCGTACCGCATTACTGTGCGCGCCTCTCCGATTGGCCACGTGGCGCGCCCGGCAGCGCAGCAGCGGTTTCGCGAGGGAGACCGGATTTTCACGATCGAAGCTGTGGCGGAGGCGGATGTGCAGGGGCGCTATCTCATCTGCTTTGCCCAAGAGGAGCAGGTGGTATGAGCTATGCGATTTCAGGTGCGCTTCAGGCGGCGGTTTTTGCAGAGTTGAGCGGTGATGCGGCGTTGGCCGCGATTGTGGGGGAGGCCATTTACGACGCGGTCCCTGCGGGCGCGGTGCCGACCCTTTATGTGCGGTTCGGCTCGGAGACGGTGCGCGATGCGTCAGACATCAGCGGCGCGGGATCGGTGCATTTTCTGACCGTCTCGGTCATCACGACGAGCCCCGGTTTTGCCACGGCGAAAGCGGCGGCAGGCGCGGTGACGGATGCCTTGCACGACGCTGATCTGACGCTTGCGCGGGGGCATCTCGTCTCGCTTCGCTTCGAGCGGGGCAGCGCGCGCCGCATCGACGCGGCCAGTGCGCGCCAGATTGATTTGCGATTTCGAGCGCGAGTCGCGGGTGACTAATTCTTAACGCCAAACGGCAGATTACAGGAGTACGAAAGATGGCTGTTCAAGCAGGCAAGGACCTTTTGGTCAAAGTGGATATGAGCACCGATGGCACCTTCGAAACCATCGCCGGGCTGCGTGCCACGCGCATCAGTTTCAACGCGGAGGCGGTTGATGTGACGGCACTCGACAGTGAAGGTGGCTGGCGTGAGTTGTTGGCGGGAGCAGGCGTCCGCTCGGCTGCGATCAGCGGGTCGGGCGTGTTTCGCGATGCGGCCACGGATGAGCGGGCACGGCAGTTGCTGTTCGATGGACTGACGCCGAATTTTCAGGTGGTAATCCCTGATTTTGGTGTCGTGGAGGGGCCGTTTCAGGTGACCTCGCTGGAGTTTGCGGGGCAGTTGAACGGTGAGGCTACGTATGAGTTGTCGCTCGCCTCTGCCGGTCGGTTGCAGTTCATCCCCGCCATCGATCCGGTCGTGTAAAGATGGAGAATAAGTGGCGGGGAGAAGTGGTGCTGGTCGTCGAGGGGCAGCACCACCGCATGAAGCTGACGTTGGGCGCGCTGGCGGAGCTGGAGGAGGATCTGGCGGAGCCGTCGCTGATGGCGCTGGTGCAGCGTTTCGAGCAGGGCGGGTTCAGCACGCGTGACGTGCTGGCGCTGTTGTGTGCGGGATTGCGCGGTGGCGGGGTGGAGATGGACCCCGACGTACTGGCGCGCGCGGAGATCGACGGGGGGCCAATGCGCGCGGCGCAAGCGGCGGCGGAACTGCTGGCGCGGGCGTTTGTGGTTCAGGCGTGAGTGACGGTTTCGACTGGCCCGCGCTGATGCGTGCGGGGCTTTACGGCTTGCGGCTCAGCCCCGATGCGTTCTGGGCACTGACGCCTGCGGAGTTGCAGGTGATGCTGGGGAGTGGTGCGGCGAACGCGCCGCTGCTGAGGGATGGATTGGCCGCGCTGATGGCGGCCTATCCCGATAAGACAAAGGATCAGACTGATGATAGATGACGAAGGTTTCGACGATCTGAGCACGGATGCTTCCGTGCTGAACCAGACCTTGGGGCAGACGAGCGTGCTCGTCTCCGGTTTCGACAGTGAGCTGCGCCGGATGAGCACGTCGCTGGCGGCGACGGGCAAGGATGTAGCGACGCTGGAGCGTGGTTTAAGCCGGGGACTGCGCCGCGCATTCGATGGCGTGGTATTTGATGGGATGAAGTTGTCAGACGCGCTCACCACGGTGGCGCAGTCGTTGTCCAACAGCGCCTATAATGCGGCCGTAAAACCAGTGACGGACCATTTCGGTGGCCTGTTGACGCAAGGGGTGACGGGGCTGATTCAAGGGGTTTTGCCCTTTGCAAACGGCGCACCGTTCAGCGCGGGGCGGGTAATGCCTTTTGCCGATGGGGGTGTTGTCTCTCAGGCCACGCATTTTGGGATGCGTGGCGGCATGGGAGTGATGGGCGAAGCGGGGCCGGAGGCGATCATGCCGCTGGCGCGCGGTCCTGACGGCAAGCTGGGCGTGCGTTCGGGCGGCGGCGGCGGCGGTGGCGCCACGGTAGTGATGAACATCTCCACGCCAGATGTCGCGGGCTTCCAACGTTCGCGCGGGCAGATCGCCGCACAGATGAGCCGCGCGCTGAGCGCCGGCGCGAAAAACCGATAACTGGAGGGACGCGCGATGAGTTTTCATGAGGTACAATTTCCGGCTGACCTGAGCTTTGGCGCGTTGGGCGGGCCGCAGCGGCGGGTCGACGTCGTAACGCTTGCCAATGGGTATGAAGAGCGCAACACGCCCTGGGCGCATTCGCGCCGTGTCTATGACGCGGGTCTTGGGCTACGTTCCCTCGACGATGTGGAGGCGGTGATCGCGTTTTACGAGGCGCGCTTTGGCCAGCTGTTCGGGTTTCGCTGGAAGGACTGGTCGGATTACAAATCCAGCAAGCCCTCCGTGGAGGTCAAGCGAGAAGATCAGCAGATCGCCCAAGGTGACGGGATCACACGGCAGTTTCAGCTGATCAAGACCTACCGCTCAGGCGGGCATTTTTATGCGCGACCCATCACCAAGCCGGTCGCAGGATCGGTTGTGATCGCGGTGGAGCAGGACGATAAAACCGAGAGCATCGACTATGAGGTCGACGAGACGACGGGCCTAATCACATTTGCGGATGCGCCCGATCCCGACACGCGCGTGTTTGCGGGCTATGAGTTCGACGTGCCGGTGCGGTTCGACAGTGACAGCCTGTTGACGAATATCGCCAGTTTCCACGCGGGTCAGGTGCCGGACATCCCGGTACGTGAGGTGCGGGTGTGATGGTGGATTTCAACGAAGGGTTGGGTGCGCATCTTGCCGGTGGGCTCACAACAGTTTGCCATGCCTGGGCGATCACACGCAAGGATGGGGCGGTGTTTGCGTTCACCGACCACGATCTGCCGCTGAAATTTGCCGGATATGAATTTAGGGCGGATACGGGACTGAGCGCGCTGGCGCTGGCGCAATCGACGGGGCTGTCGGTAGACAACACAGAGGCACTGGGGGCGCTGTCCGACATCTCGCTGCGCGAGGATGAGATCGAGCAGGGGCGATTTGACGGCGCGGAAGTGCGCGCATGGTTGGTTAATTGGGCTGATCCGTTGCAGCACTGGCTCAATTTTCGAGGGCATCTGGGGGAGCTGACGCGCGCGGGCGGTGGCTTTCGTGCGGAATTGCGCGGGCTTGCCGAGGGGCTGAACCGGCCCTTGGGGCGAGTGTATCAAAAGCCATGCTCCGCAGTGCTGGGCGATGGCAACTGTCGCTTTGATCTTGCGCAGGAGGGGTATGCGCAGTCGCTGCCCGTGCAAACCGTCACAGGTGCGAGGCGGTTTGCGTGGCAGGAGCTCCTTTCGTACGATGCTGACTGGTTTACGCGGGGGCGGCTGGAGATCCTCAGCGGGCCTGCGGAAGGCTTGTGGGGGACGATCAAGGCGGACCGCATGGAGGGGTCTGCGCGCGTGATCGAGCTTTGGGAGCCCATTCGCGGCAGGGTCGAGGCGGGTATGCAGGTGCGGTTGGTGGCTGGCTGCGACAAGCGGGTGGAGACCTGTCGCCTCAAGTTCAACAACTTTGAAAACTATCAAGGGTTTCCTGATTTGCCGGGCGAGGATTGGGTCGTTTCGGTGCCCAGCAGTGGCAATGCGAACACGGGCGGATCCCGCAGATGAGCGGTGCGGGCATCGTCTTCGCCGCGCGCGGCTGGATCGGGACGCCTTACGTCCACCAGAGTGCTACGCGCGGGGCGGGTAGCGATTGTCTGGGGCTGATCCGTGGGGTCTGGCGCGAGGTTTATGGCGCAGAGCCTGAGCCTGTGCCCGCCTACTCGATGGATTGGTCCGAGGCGCAGGGAGAAGAGCGGCTTTGGGCTGCGGCGCTGCGCCATTTGAAGTCGAAGACCGTCGCGCAGGCGAATACCGGGGATGTGCTTCTTTTTCGCATGCGGCAGGGGGCGGTGGCCAAGCATTTGGGTATCCTCTCCGCAACCGGAGATGCACCGCGTTTTATCCATGCCTACGCGCGGCACGGTGTGGTGGAGAGCCCGCTGGGCCCCGCATGGCGGCGCCGGATTGTGGCGTGTTTTGAATTTCCCAAGGAGGTCACCTGA